GAAGGGACAACAGGGTGGGATGCCCTGACCAACACGCATGGGGATTGGCAAAGATGGCACGCTGTAGGTATAAACCGACAAAGCCGCAGTTCTCGCCAAGTTGGGCTAACAGTCCCCAGCCGTGTTGGTGTGAATATTGTTCTATCTCCGCTGTTCCGTCGGAGCCTGCGCTCAAAAATGAACGGAGCCACCAACAGTTTTGTAACGCATCAAAGGAGATAAACAGATGGATGCACCAAAGGCAGGTGGGAACCTGCGTAAGAATCCTAAGAAAGAAAAGCCCACACACCCTGACCTCACGGGTAAATGGACAGACCAATCTGGTCAACAGTTCTGGTTATCAGCATGGCGCAATGTTGATGAACAAACTGGCAACGTCTGGTTCAGCTTAAAACTAGGCGCTCCTGTTGAACAACAATCTGGCGGTTATGCACCCAAGAAGCCTGCTCTCGTACAGAAACCTGTACACAGCATAGCTGACATGGATGACGATATCCCTTTTAATTAGAACGGGTCTATAATGGTTGTATTGCCAGCACAGGAATACAACATGATTCGTTCTAAAGAGTGTTTTAAGTGCAAGACCATCAAGCCGTTAAGCGAGTTCTACAGGCACAGCGCAATGGGTGATGGTCACCTTAACAAATGCAAAGGATGCGCCAAAGATGATGCTACAGCCAACAGGAATAAGAATCTTGAAAAGATTCGAGCCTATGATCGTGAAAGAGCGAAAGTTCCAGAGAGGTCAAAAGCAGCTCAAGAAATCAATGCCGCATGGAGGAAAGCCGACAATCGTCGTACTAGAGCACATGTCGCAGTTGCCAGAGCGGTTAGAAAAGGATCGCTTATACGCAGTCCCTGCGTACGATGCGGAGAACAAAAATCTCTCGCTCACCACGAGGATTACGACAAACCTTTGGAAGTTGTTTGGCTTTGTCAACCTTGCCATAAGCAAAGGCACAAAGAAATTAATCTTTTCTTGAAAGGACTCACATGAAAAAAGCTTTGATTGGCATCTGGATTGCCGCCACTACCCTGACAACATGGGCTTCTTGTGTGACTCATACCTATTATTCAAATGGTCGGTATGTCACTTGCACCACTTAATCAAACGGCACTTACCCCTCCGTCCGTGGATGGGGTGGTGTCCGTAATGTTGTCCAACGCATTGAGCGGTCACAGACCATTGTTGCCAATCGTGAAGCAGTTGCCTACAGCTTGCTCACCATGGCAAACACCAAGATCACTGACATCATGGAATGGGATGACGAGGGCAACATTCAGGTCAAAGCCAGCAACAAGATCCCTGAACATGCACTGCAATCTATCAAGAAGATCAGCCAGAAGGTTGACAAAGAAGGCAATGCCACCATCGAAATTGAACTGTTTGACAAGGTTCAAGTACTGCGTATTCTGGCAAAAGCATCTGGTTTGCTGGATACCCCAGATGATGGACAAAAACCAAGCGTGATTGGCGTGACCATTCAAGCACCTGAAGATGTGGAGCCACGGCATGAGTAATCCATTTCAGATCATTGAACCAACATGCATCAGCTTTAGCGGTGGTCGCACCAGTGCTTATATGCTTTGGCGTGTACTTGAGGCAAATGGCGGCACATTGCCTGATGAAGCTATTGTTTGCTTTGCCAACACTGGCAAAGAAGATGAAGCAACATTAAGGTTTGTGCAAGCCTGCTCTGATAACTGGAATGTTGAGATTCATTGGCTTGAGTATCGTAATACTGATCCAGCATTTGAACGAGTGACATTTGAAAGCGCCAGCAGAAATGGCGAACCATTTGAAGCATTGATTAAAAAACGCAACTACTTGCCAAATCCAGTCACAAGATTTTGCACTGCTGAATTGAAGATTCGCACCATTCATAAATACCTGAAATCACTTGGATGGGATCACAACGAGAAAATGGATTGGATCGGTATGCGTGCAGATGAACAAAGACGCGCCGCCAAGATTGAAGATAAATCACGCATTCCTTTGGTTGCTGCTGGAGTAACAAAAGAAACAGTTGGTGAATTTTGGCGCAATCAGATATTTGATTTGGAATTACCGAACATAAATGGCGTGACCTATCACGGAAATTGCGACTTGTGTTTTCTCAAAGGCGGTTCACAAGTGCTATCTCTAATTGCGGAAAAGCCAGAACGTGGTATATGGTGGGCAAAAATGGAGGCCTTGGCCTTGGCCTTGGCAAGCAAGCCAAGCGGTGCGGTGTTCCGTTCCGACCGACCATCTTACTCAGCAATGATTCAATTTGCGGCAGACCAAACAGATATGTTTGATCACGATGAAGAAGCAATTGCTTGTTTCTGTGGAGATTAAATGAGCAATGATCATGTATTGTCAAACCTAAACATTGACTTGCGGTCTTCACCGACTGCATTTAAGTTCTTGCAGGACAAGTCCTTTGTCACTGGACTCATGGGGCCAGTCGGATCTGGTAAGTCCTATG